TATTCTGTTGAACAAGTAAAACAACAAAAGAAAGCTAATGACTTAATTAAACCTAGTCATATTGAGTTGTTTGAAACTTTGAAAACTAATCTAATCATTATAAATAAAGTTGATGACATTGAGGGGTTTGCTCAATTAATCAAAAGAACAATGAAAAGATTTGATGTATCTAAATTCAAAGAAAAACACCCTAAATTATATGAGGAATTTTTGGTTGATATGGATACAAAAGAAATTAAAATCAAAGTTCAAGAGAAAGGAACAAACTAATGAGCAACTTAATAAAAATGGTTAATGAAATAGTTGAGAACAAAACTAACTCAAATGAAGTTGAACAAGCAAGTACAAGTTCAAGTTCAACAACTCTTAACTATCAATTTATGTATAAACAATTAGAAAGTGCTGTTGAAGAAATTATTATACAGTACCCTAATGACCCTATTGTAAATGAGTTAAAACAAAAGTTGGTCAATAACCTTAAACCAATATTAGAGGTTATACAAAATAACCCTAATCAAGACTTTAATCAGTAAGTCCTACACCTGTAGCCCTTAGGGGCTACAGGTACTTCGCTACCATCTCCACAACCTTCACCACATTCAGTTCTAAAAAGAGGTACCAAATCTAGAACGAAAACTAAACATTTACACAAGATATTGACGCCACGCTAGAGTTTGCTGATTATACCGAGAGCTGCGCTATAAACTCGATCGAATAGATGTAGTGACTATATTTTTATTATGGGTTATATTAAAAAGGGGACTCAATGCAAAAAGAATTACTAACAAATGAACAACTAAGATTAGCTGTAGAGAAGACTTGGATTGAACATATAAAGTTGTGCCAAGATAATTTTTTATATTTTGTCAAAGAAGTATGGCCAGACTTTATTTGTAGATTGGATCCTAATCCTAAAAAGTGGGGGCACCATCAACATATTGCATCTGAGTTTACAAAAATTTCCGCAAGAAAAAAAGGGAGGCTCATTATCAATATGCCCCCTAGGCATACTAAATCAGAATTTGCATCATATTTGTTTCCTGCTTGGATGATAGGGAAGTATCCTAATTTAAAAATTATGCAAGTTTCCCACAATGCAGAATTATCATCAAGGTTTGGTTCTAAGGTTCGTAATCTAATGGAGCAGAAGGAGTATAAAAATATATTTGGAGATGTTAAACTTCGGGAAGATAGTAAGGCAAAAGGACGTTGGGAGACCAATCATGGTGGGGAATACTTTGCAGCGGGTGTTGGCGGTTCT